CGGATGATGTATGTGCCCTGCTCTGCGTAGTTGGTGAGCCGGAGCTTGCGGCCGCGCCCATTCTTCATGGGGCTGTTCTTGGTCCACCCAAGCGACTTGAGGTACTTCTCCCAGAGCTTCGAGTTGTTGGGCATGTTCCCCTCACTCATCGCCAGAGCAAAGATCTCGTCATACACCACCTTGTAGTCCATGCCGGTGCCATGGGCTATTGCTCGCATGACACAATCGTTGATCCTGTCCTTCTTCAAGTCACAGGACCAGTACTTCTCCCTACCGCCGAATGACTTCTGCCATTCAACCATAATGTTCTCCCAAACAAAATGAATGATAGTTAAACATCGTACACCAATGTAATATGATCATGTCACCGTGTCAAGGGGGTTAGAAATCCCACCTGCCATCATCAACCTCTTCCTTTATGTAGTCAGTCCACCTTCCAGTGGCTTTGTCGAACTCCAACTGGCAGTGTCCATTCTTGCCGATCCAACCCCACCGTACCTTCCAGACATGACACTCCGGTGGCTCTAGGTCTTGGGGGTGTCGCCATGCAGTGATGCCTAGGTCAGCCTTAGCGAACCACGCCGCTGACCCTGCAATGTCGTGCCCAGTGATCAGCACTTTCTTCTCTGACCTACGGTCAGGTGAGACCTTCGTAGGGTGCGCTATGAAGAAGACGTGTACATCATGAGACTTAGCCCACTTCTGTATCTGCGTCAGCATCTTGCTAATCGAATCTGTTTCCCGGTCACTCTTTGGTAGCTCAATAAAATTGTAGGGATCAATCACCAATACCCTGCAACCGATCTGCATCACTGCGGCTGAGGCCGTATCTAAGATTCCCTCTATGGTTGTCGGACCATCTAGTGAGTGGTCCATAAACAGGAAATGATCGTCAATATATTCGTATGCATAGTCCTTCTTCGAGCACTCCATTCTCGTAGAGGGGCCTTCAAAGAAGGGCTGGTTCATTAGCTTCTGAGCCAACTGCGCCATGTGCAGGGCCGGTGGCTTCTCGAACGAGCAGTACACTGTCTTGAGACCTTCCTGCCTAGCTAAGTTCAAGCATATCTGATCAACTAAATCACTCTTTCCTGACGATGGGAAGCCAGTCACTACGGTCATCATGCCCGGAATAATCTGGATAAGCTGATCCAAAGACCTGAGACCAGTAGAACTACCACTAATCTGACCTTCTTCGTACAGAATATCGTACTCTTTTTTAAAGTCCCTAGCTCTATGCAATCCCACAGTCGGGAAAGGATCACAGACCTCTAGTTGTCCGAGCAGGTAGGGGGCACCCTTGCGCTGTAAGGCCTCTGAGGTGTCCTTGAATTCGCCTAGGTCTAAGGTCCACAGCCTGCTTGTGCCGACACGTCTCTTGACCTCCTCCTCTAATGCTCCCCCGGCCTCATCGTTGTCAAAGCAAAGGATAATTCTCTTAGCACTTTCCAGTTGATCTTTAGCTCGCCAGACATACTGAAACTTCTTGTCTTCACGGGGGTCAACCTTGCCATCTTTAACCTTCGAGGGTGCCCCATTGGGGATGCTCATCACCGTCAGGTTATCAGGGAGATCGCACGACATCCACGACAGGGCGTCCATCTCACCCTCAACTAGCAGTATGTCGTTGCCCTTCTTGTAGTTATGAAGATTGTAGAAGTCTTCGCAAACATTCTGTTGGCTGTAATACTTGTTAGCACCTGCGCTCCGCCACTTGATAGCGGTAACCCCATGGCTGTCCTTGTACACAAAGCCTACGGCAGGCACGGCCTTGCCATTGAATGTGTAGGTGCCCTGAATCGTATGCTCATCCATGACACCCTCTGAAATCTTGCGACTCAACAGGTAATCTTTTGCTATCTCGTTAGGCTCAGATTTCTCAGGAAGCGTAATTGTTTTTCGTTCTCGCATTTGAGAATTGAACCCGTTTGTTTTGTGCATCCAACCTCCATTGGTGTCACAGTGATGACAGTGGTATCTGACACCGTCAGAATCCACCTTGATTGATAGTGACCTGTCGTGCTTGTGCTTAGATCTAGTGTGGTGGCATGCCGGACATTTCCGTTTGTGTTGCCCAATGGACAGCCTCTCGCCTAAGAGTTGGATGTCACCCGGAACGTCTTCTTTGAACATGCCCTGCCTTTTAAACTAGTTTACTAAGAATACTTATAATCTCAACTTGTTTTTCTACTGGTCCTACTGTTAAAACAGTTCTAGGGTTTTCTTTATCTAGACCATGCAAAATATATTTCATTTTGATTGATCTATCGTTCTTGTAAATCTTGTCTTGAAGCAGATCTAGTATCAGGCTTTCATCAAGATCTGGTCTCCTAGTGCAATAGTAAATTTTCATAGCAATAGCGAGATCACCCTCCAACAAATCGTCTAGCACCGGGCACTGTAAGTCGAGAGTCTTCTTGTACAGAAGAGCCTTCTTAGACTTGATGAACCGGGGCTTGCCACCAATCGAAACCAAGCGTCTTGAGTTTGCTTTCGAGGCTGGTTCTCCCTCAATCGTGAGGGCGATGATATCTCTGTCGCACCCCTTGCGCAATACTTGTTGGGTCATTACCATCCTTTCGTCTGTCGGGACGAGGACAATAGCAGCAGAAAATCCTTATGGCAAGAAAAGGAGTTTTGCGTGAGTGAAACGGCTACACGCTTCAGAGTTTACGAGGATGCGGGACCGCCTCCAAGGAATTCTGGACCACCAGTTAAGTGGGGCTACCTGCCGATGCATGAGATCGCTGTTAACGACATGATTGAGTTGACAATGACCGACGATGAAGTGCGGGAAAAGATCAACGCGATTAGAAGTTATGCAGGTAGGATGACCAGAAAGACGGGTAAGAAGTTTTCGATCAGAGTTACTGACTACGGCATTGGAATCTGGAGAACTAGATGATAGACGGAACAAGGGATGGGGTAAGCATCCTGACGGGGGTTCCAATACCTCACAGGACAGAGAGACGCACCTACCCCTTCGACAAGTTAGGGGTGGACGAGTGCTTCATGATTGATTGCGAAGACATGAAGCATGAGCGCAGTGTTCGTTCTTCTGCTACACGATGGAACGACAACGATGAAGGCCGCAGGTATATCGTTAGGCGCATGCCTGAGACCGATAGAACGGTTGGGGTGTGGAGAGTTTCTTGAAGCTTACTAACCGTTACGGCGCACCAGACTCTATCGTAGACGCTATCCGGAATGACCCATACACAAAGGATGGGGCAGATTTCAGCGTGACAGAGTTAATCAAACCGCCACAAATACGCCGGTTGTGGCACCTGCATGAAGACGACATCAGTGTTGATGTCAGAGAAGAGATCTGGAAACTGCTTGGCAAGGGCGTTCACAATGTCATTGAACAAGCTGAGGGTGAGGGCACCAAAGAACGTAGGTTCCATGCAGAGCATGACGGATCCACGATTAGTGGTGCCATTGATCTGTTAGGTGACGACGGATCTATCACGGATTACAAAGTCACCTCAGCCTATAGTGTACAACGTGGGCTGAAGGAGGATTGGGAAAAGCAGTTGAACATGTATGCGTGGTTGATCCGGCAGAACGGGATCACGGCTACCAAGCTGAACATCGTGTGCATATGCAGGGATTGGATGCGTTCGAGGGTGGGGAAGTACGACTACCCAGAATCTCCTGTCGTGGTAATGTCTGTGCCTATGTGGAGAGACGAGCGGCAGGATGATTACATAGCTCAACGGGTAAAGTTGCACACCCAAGAGCGCACCATTCCCTGCACACCTGAAGAGCGTTGGGCTCGTGGCGCATACCAAGTGAACGGTAGCGGCAAGCCACGTTCATTCGACACCATGAGAGAGGCGACAGACTACATCAACAAACAGAAGACGGGACACTTCTCCATCGTAGATGGACAGGCGAAGTACATCCGTTGCGAGAGTTGGTGTGAGGTCGCAGAATTTTGTCCACAATGGAAGGGAGAGGGGAACCATGCCAGCTAAGACTTTATCAGCCGGTAGTATCTGGAAGACGTTGAGTGCCATCAATGTCAACGAGTTCACAGAAGAGAAGGGGGGCTTGACCTACTTAAGTTGGAGTCATGCTTACCGTCTCATGATGGAGAACTATCCAGAGATGTCGATCAAGTGGCACGGCACGACCGACTCGCAGGGTGTGACAAGGGATGTCACTTACTACGATGGCGGGACTGCCACGGTATCTTGCACTGTTCGTATCGGGGATGTTGCTCGTGAGATGTGGCTACCTGTTATGGACTATCGCATGAAGAGCATTGCGAATCCTGACTCAAGGTCAATCAGTGATGCTAAGATGCGTTGCATGGTCAAGGCGTTCAGCCTGTTTGGCCTAGCGAACTACCTCTATTCCGGTGACGGACTGCCGATGGAAGAGGCGAACGGTGTCACTAAGGCACCGGCAAAGAAGCCGATCAAGGCTAAGGCCAAGGCTCAGAAGAAGGCTGATCCTGTTGAGGAACAGGTGCAAGCACTCAGAGATATGGCGAACCAAGTAGTTCAGGGCGGGTGGGATCCCGATCCGGCAACCGCATCAGAGATCAAGGCGGCTATCGCTGGACGTGACCAGAAGGAAATAGCCAAGGTCATGATCAACCTGCAAAAACTTTCTAAAGCGGCACTTCAACTCAACGATGACACAGTTCAAGGGGAACTGATTGATGCCTGATTACAAAAACCAACCGAAGCTAGACTTCGCGATCTTCAGTAACAAGTTCCGGCAGAGTGACCGGCACCCATCAAAGACAGGGACCATTGAGTTCACGGAAGAGTTTCTCCGTGCGATGGTGAACAAGGCGAAGGAAGGCGCGATGCCCAAGCTGAAGGTGGCTGTCTGGGATCGCACATCCAAGGGTGGCATGCCTTATGAGAACGCTCGCCTAGAGATTGACCTAGGCAAGACTGGGTCCGGCCCAGTAACAGTCGAGGCTGAACCAGAGACTGAGACAGAGAGCGATGGCCTCCCCTTCTGAGGAGAAAGTTAAGTTTCTTCTTAGAGTAGAGGCAGGCACCCTTGAGACTCTGCGAACTACTGCAAGCATCAGGGGTGTCAGCCTGTCTCAGTTACTGCGAGACATACTGAATGACTATGTGCGGACAATAGATCGTCCAATCATAGAGCACCGGGTGGATCCTTACAGTGTCCCTAAAAAGAAAGAGGAAAAGAATTGGTGGGAATAGAGGACAACAACGGTGATGCGATATCCTGCATCGTGTTAATGCTTGATAGTTTAGCCAGTGAGAATATGAGTGAGGTAACTGTGCAGACTTATCACAATGATGAATGTAAGATCTTCCATGTGATGGAAGAGGAGTCTATTAGCAACGAGTCGATCAATGAGCACCACCCAACCTCAAGTGAGGCGCGCAACCACCTGTACTCATGCAACTGCAACGCAACGATAGAGAGTACGTTTGAGCGCGGTGATGGTGAGACGTTGATGGTTCAGTTCGTGCTAAGTGATGTGAAAGAAAAGCATCCTTGGTTGCACGACCCAGAGCAGACCAAAGGCATGGTTGAGTTAGCCTCAGAAGATAAGCTTGCACCGTTGATTGAGGAGATGAAGCCCTTGTTCAAGAAGAGGATGGGCAGGAACCTTTCCATAGGGATGGCAAACCTTAAGCCAACGAGTAAGACAGTACATTGATTGCCCTGCTCGTGATCCTAGCACTTTGCTTTTGTATCCATAAGATGGCAAAAGCAATAGACGACGAAACAAACAGGTATAAACCTGTGGCCCTGCTCACCTGTCATACCTGTGGCAAGGTGCGACTAAGCAATGGGACATGGGTTGCTCCCATGGAGGAGATGCCAGATGGCAGTTAGACACGAGCATGAGACGTGGATCAATACGCACATGAGCAAGATTCACATAAAGAGAGAGGAAGGAAATGAGTGAAGAAAAAAACAGCAAAGCCTATAGTGATTTTGTTGATGTACTATCGGTTCTAGATGGTTGGACGCCAGAAAAGCCTGTGCTGATAAAGTTTGAAGATGGTGCGGCTGACGCGCTTAGGGTTTTTTCTATAGAAATAAATGATGAGCAAGCTGTTTCAGTCGCCGCTAATCTTGCGAGTACCTTTACATTATTTGATACAGCATCTAAGGGTGGAGATCTAAACAACCCAGACGCAGTCACAGAAAAAACTGCGCTCAATGCTATTTCAATAACAAAATGGACCTTAGAGCACGAGCCAGAATCTCTTTCGAAGTTAGTGGCTGGTGATACTGAGTTGTTAGCGTCTCATCTTTCGCATGACAGTTTTGAGAGTGCTTTCTTGGGTGCGTTGGGGCAGACTATGGCTCGACACGTCGCTCTTATCGGGCAAGTACGCGACGTAAAGGCTCAGGGTCTTACCAAGTATCGTCAAGAAAGTATCAAGCTTCTTGATGAGCTTGCGGAGAGAGACCTCTTCACCCTTACAGAGCCAGACAAAATACCTGCGTCCTTCATCGAAAAGACAGATTGGACAAGGCTGCGGCAGATACGGGATGCGCTTGACAAGTTAAACGACAGCATAGAATTGCAACTACGCTCTAACGCAGGCTAGTGATCAAGGTGAAGGAAAGTACTAGGAAATTTTTAGATGATCTGGACAGGTTGTGCGCGTATGCAGGCGGGCCACCTTCGCCACCGACAGGGCCAGAGGTAGGGAATTACGCAGAGGAAGACGGCAAGTGGAGGCGGTATCTGGGGTGGAGGTATTCGGAGCGGGGCGAGAAGTGTTGGAGCTACCTTGAGACCATGGCCCTTGATGCCTTGAGGCGTGGACACAAGCACTTCTCTGTGCGTGATGCCGTTGCTAGGTACAGGACAAATGAGGGAGAGGGAATTACCAACTGCTTTACTCCATGGTTGGCTGACGAATTGGTTGAAACTTATTCCGCTTTGCTTGATATTATATCACGGAAGCGAAGGACGAAAACAAAAGATGACGATTGACAGAGGGGCCTATGCCGGTGGTACCTCCCTACCACGGCGAGCCTTAAATAACCACAGAATGAACTACGTTTTCACGAACGTGGGGTGCCCTCTGTTGCCTTCTTTGATCTCCTGTTTTGGGATGACAGAAATGACAGAATTGTTTTTGTCATTTTCGTCATGCGTTTTCCGGACATGAGCAAGTTTAGTAAGCTCACGCTACTTGGGGCCTGCGTAGTTCTTGGGGTCCGGTACGCTGTGAAGTACGGATGGCTGTGCGGATACACGCACTGGCAGGTAGAGCGCAGTAGGATGAGGGACGACGACTTTCTTAAAAGGCTACGAGAGAGAGGCTATTGACCGGCGAGTGTACTCACTCATAGGTTAATTAAAATGCCGTGTTTCCCCTCCTTTGCGCGGCTCCCCCTAGGCTACGGTTTGGTATTCCTCTCCACCGTACCCTAGGGGGTTTTTATTTGTCACGCGCTTTCCGGCTAAATCAGTTGAGTTATAAACTCACGGATCTTGTGCCACCTAGAGGCAGGGCAGAACGAGTAAACCATCGCACCACTGACATGCTCCGGGTTGTCCCATCCCTCTAGGGTGGTAGAGCAACCTTCGTTGAGGCAACCGTACAGCTTGAGTGCCCCCGAATGAGATATCAATCTAGGCTTGTGGCCTTTGATCCTTGCGATCAACACTGCCCGCCTAACCATCCTTCGCGCACGTCCAGTCCTCATAATTCTTTATCCTCCCAATTCAAAACGACAGCCTGTATCGCTCTCCTGCAATGCGTACAGGTCACCTTTCGAATGTCGGTCGTCCTGTGATTGGTGTATAGGTTGGTTGCCCGATTCAATTCCTTTATGCTGACGTTCGGCTCCTCCCACTTTACACGTTGCAACTCCAGCCAGTCTTCTTTGCACTTGCCGATAAACAATGGCCCTCTTGAACCGTAGTGCTTGGGGTAACTCATAGTCCTTCCCTTGCAGCATCACGAGTCTCGTCCAGCTTGAGATACAAACTGTTCTCTAGATCCTCAAGCATCCGCTCTGACTCGTGTGTCAGTTGTGTGATTAGAACATGAGAGCGATCACCTCCCTGTTTAGCAGAGGTCAGCATCATCTCTCGTGTGCGGGCATAGATCTTAACCTTACTTATGTAGGTGTTGATCCACGTCTGGTGCTCATGCCTAATGGTCATGCCAGTTCCTTCGCTCTGAATTAAACATGCTTGAAATCTATGTCACCACATCAACATGTCAAGGGCTAACATCTTGCACGGAACCACCGCCCTGTTTAACATGGGTGTGAACCTACAGCCGGAGACACTATGACGAGGGGCACTACCCTAACACCAAAGCAGGCCGCGTTCTGCGCGTTCATCGCACGAGGAGAGACCCAGACAGAGGCGTATATCAAAGCCTACGATGTGCAGGGTGGCAGTAGGCGAAGCGCATCCAACGAAGCAACCAAGCTCTGTCGGATGGAGAAGATCAAGGGCCGAATCCAAGAGCTTAAAGACGACAACGCAGTAGCTAGACAAGAACAAAAGAAACTCTCGAAAGCATGGATAATACAAAGCCTTCAGGACGAAGCAAGCAACACGGAGAACGCACCAAGTGTGAGAGTTAGGGCACTCGAAATCCTAGCCAAGACTGAGAAGCTGTTCGACGATAGCACGTCAGTGAATATCGTACATAGGAATAGCGAAGAGATCTACCGAGAACTACAGGAAGCTCTCAGTGGTCTCGACTTCGATATGAATTGATATACCCTGTAGATGGTAGGCAGAGAACAAGCGCAGAGGCTCTTTCGCACGGGTTTTTTCGGCAAAACAGGGTCAAAGTTTCGCAACTCAAAAAAAATTCAGGCCTTGACAGGGAAGTAAAACTAGTTTACTAGTAGAAAGGACTGTTTAAGTAGATAAACTGGTAGAAATACCTAGTAGAAAAGAGATAGTTAGTTTAAATAGATTACCTTTTATACTAGGAGAGTGGTCCGACGCCCGTACCTCGGCTGATTAAGGTTGACGCCCGTACCTCGGATCATTATAAGAGAGGTGTCATGGCTAGGTGGGCTGATATCTGAGTCCAGTGGTCCCCTTAGCATGGCTTAAACGACCATGGACAACCTTCGCTCTGATGTCGGTGGCCTCTCACGTCCGTACCTCGGACGCCCGTACCTCTCACGTCCGTACCTCCCTCATATATATGTCGTGTGTGCGTGACATGTGTTGACATGTTGACTGACATGTTATAGTATTGGCATGTTCAATTCAACACGGGAGTAACGATGGACTTTGTTATGAGCGGAGACGCGAACGTCACTGACCTCACTCTGCACGTCTTCTTAGAGGAGGATGAGTCTGCACTTTGGACTGAGTGGACTACTACTGTAGATGACCAGCCACTAGAGGACTTGGCAACAGACGCCTTACTGGAGGCCAAGAAAGCTGTTGACTCCAATGGCCTCAAGCTTGCTGGTTACGAGAAAATCAAATCCGCACTCAAGTACCTTACAGAGGACACGGACCTGCTGCGGGGTGAGATGCTGGAGGACGTGAACAACACGATGCCAGACTCCACCATTGAAGGACACTGGACCCACGAAGGAGTGCGGCTGGAGTTGTCGGGTCTCTGGGAGTTGGAATACTGCCACTACTCTGGATAGCTGGGACGCTCCCGCCCAGCGGGGTCGGCCCTTCACGGGGTCGGCCCCAGCTAGGGTTGACAGAGTCACAAGCTGACAATACTTTACATCATCATTCATTACTCACGGGAGCGAGCATGAAACTTCTAGGCTTCGGGGACTCATCGCCCAAGACAATCGGCGCGGATGAGCACGGAATAGAATCCGCGATCATGTACTTGGCACCAGCTAACGAATCGGGCAATCAAGTTTGCGCTTCATCCACTGCTGGATGTCGGAAAGTCTGCCTCTATGGTCAGGGCCGGGGTCGGATGACCACGGTACAGAAAGCCCGCATCAGAAAGACCCGCATGTTTTTCGACAAGCGTGACCAGTTTTTAGATTGGCTAGTCAACGACATTGGATCCGTAGAGCGTCGGGCACTTAAGAAGTTTTTTCAGCCCGTGGTTAGACTCAACGGGACCAGCGACATCCGTTGGGAACGGCACGGTATCATCGAAAGATTCCCAGCCGTTCAGTTTTACGACTACACGAAGCACAAGAACCGTCGCGGTATCCCCGAGAACTATCACCTCACGTTCTCCTACTCTGAAGAGACCACACTAGACGACGTGGATACCGCACTTAACCACGGCATGAATATCGCGGCAGTCTTTCGGCACGAACTACCCGACACTTGGCACGGCTTGCCCGTCATTGACGGAACGCTAACGGACTGGAGGTTCCGCGATCCTAGCCCATGCATAGTAGGGCTCAAGGCTAAGGGCTCGGCTAAGCATGACACGTCAGGCTTCGTCCTAGACATCTAACCACTAGGGGGTCGGGCATTGCGCCCGGCCCTCGCCACCACTGCCACCATGAAAGAAGACATCCAGCAATTCGTATACCTTATTCTGATTCTGATTTTCTTTTTACTTGGGTTCGGAATCCTTTAACGTCCGTACCTCACGCGCCCGTACCTCACGCGCCCGTACCTCACCATATATAGGTATGTGGGTATCACGCTGTTGCCAGAGCTTGCCTGACATTGTATATTCCTATCAGTTAATTCATCACCCAATTGGGAGGTATCAGATGGCAAACGTAAGCGCAGTGCTGATCGGCGGGGACAAGGTGAGCGAGGCGGATCTGCGGGCGACTGAGACGCCGCCGGAAACACGGTCACACATTCCCCTACCACATGGGGAGTTTCTCGACATGGTCCACGGGACGCTCGACCGCTACAACTGGGACATCACTTCCCAGAACTTCGCACTAGAGCCCGGCAAGTTGGACGTGGACGGGGACGTAGTGAAGTACGACTCCGCTAACATGTTCGGAGTGCTTCGGATCAATCGCCCAGACGTGGCGACTGGTGAGGACTACAACCTCGCCATTGGGATCCGGAACAGTCACGACAAGAGCATGTCCGCCGGGATGGTGGCCGGGTTGGTTGTGATGGTATGCACCAACCTCGACTTTATGGGCGAGTTCGCTACACGGCACAAGCATAGTGTGAACGTGCGGACAACCCTTCCCCTGCGACTGGATGAGTTAGCCGGTCAGGTGGACACCGCCCACACGGACCACCAAGCTTTGGTGGAGTCTTATAAGAGAGCAGAATTACCGGACACGGTAACGCATGACTTGCTTGTGAGACTGGCGGACATCGGCGCGTTCCCATGGGCATACGCTCCGAAGATCCTGAAGGAATACAGGAACCCTCGTCATGAGGAGTTTGAGTCTCGCACCATGTGGGCGTTTAACAATGCGACCACGGAGATCTTGAAGGATCGCAACATTCGAGACCTACCGGGTTCGATGTCTCGATTCCACCGACTAGGGAAAGAGCTAGTCATTGAGCGCGGGGACTGGGTGGACCCCGATCAACTATCACTCAACTAGGGGGGACGGGGCGGGGCTTCGGCCTCGCCCCACGTCCGTACCTCGCGCCCGTACCTCGCGCGTCCGTACCTCGCGGACGCCCGCACCTCATAACACAAAGGGAAACATGGTCACCGATAAAGCAGACCTAACGGAACAGACGCGCCGCATGATGAATCAGCCGATCTCGTTAGCGATAGCGTCACTTGCTAGGCACATCTTAAAACAGCACCCACACCTGACGATGGAAGAGGCGGAGGATTGTGCGCGGGCTGAACACATGGCAGCGTTGGAGGTTATGACCGATGGATAAGACAAAGAGAGAGGAGCCGCGCCAGACGTGCTCGCAGTGTGGGGCAGAACTTGAGGCCACGATAGGAACAGGAACGCGCCACGATGTAGTGTTCGAGATCTGCGAGAGTTACACCTGCAACCTCGACCGACAGGGTCGGACTGGGGCATTCGACTATTACCTAAAGGAATGGGAGAGAGGGCAGCCGTTCTAGTACCCACAAAAAAAAGGGGGGGGGGCCGAAGCCCCCCCCAGTTCACGCTCTAAATGTACCAGCCGTGGCTGTTTTGTTCGCACTAATACCAAGAGCCACTGCCAACCTCGGGCTCTGGGTCTAGAGGTTCGTCGGTTTCGTAACGCTCCATGATGTCGCGCCGAAAGCGACGCTTGAAGCACGGGTCGCACATTCTCCCGCAGTAGATACCGTAACCGTCGTATTGCTCATGCGCAGACCTGTTTTCTTCGCAGTACTTGCAGGTCCATTCATCTAAGTCGTTCATTGTATCCCTCCCTACTAAATGAAGGGGGGAGCCGAACGCTCCCCCCCTGTCGTTTACTTCCAACCCTTCCGCTTCGCCATGATCTCCAGAATCTGGGCACCCGTCACAAGTACCCAGAAGATCACAAAGGCGAACCCGCCGATCACTACCGGATCCTGAGGTGTCATCTGTCCCCCTTTGGAGCGTGTTCACTCCAGTCTGGTATGAATCCCGACACCCTACCTGAGAAGATCAGTTCAAATCTGGCGGGCATTACTTGGACATCTTGGCATGTGTCGCAACATCGACCGGATGCGACCGGCTCGGCATTGTGACCGTGACCCCGAACGGGTCCCCCGCATATGACGCACGGGCTCATGAGTCGAGCCCTGAAACTTCCACGGCTTCCTGCATGTCCGCCATATGGTCGTCGTAGATCGCCATCACTGCGCGAAGCCCAGCCCAAACATCGACGGGGTCCTTGTCGTTCGTTGCCTCAATCAGTGAGGCGAGCCAGTACGGCGTGGTCTCGTTGTCGCGTAATGCGTTCAGTTTTTGGTAATGCTTGTAAAGCCATTCTTGGTCGATCTCTCCGGCGATGTTCGCGCTCTCCGCGACCGCATCACCAAAAGAAAGTCGAAACTTTTTCTCCCAATCCATGGTAATCCCTCCCTCTAAATGAAGGGGAGACCGAACGCCTCCCCTAGTCCTGCAATGGGGCGGGGGGAGTCGAACCCCCCACCTGACCAACTCACCCCGTCAATCCACTACGAACCCATCACCTCCGCACGTCTTGCAGTCTCGCATCACGTCGTAACCCGGCGACTCCCAAGTGTCCGGTACTGAATGCGACAGGACTTCGCCATCCGTGCAGTCTAGCAT